GGAGCGCCTAAGCTGGCCCGTGAGACGGGTAAGAGTGAGCGGGAGGCCAAGGCCCTTCTGGAAGCCTTCTGGAAGCGTAACTGGGCCATTGAGAGCGTTGCAAAGGGCCTTCGTGTTCGTGAGGTGAATGGTGGGATGTGGGTGCTGAACCCGGTCAGTAAGTTCTGGTATAGCCTTCGCAGCGACAAAGACAGGTTCTCTACTCTCAACCAAGGGACCGGGGTATTCTGCTTTGACAACTGGGTAGCACTCTGCCGTAAGAATGGCATCAAGACCATTGGCCAGTTCCACGACGAAATCATCGCCATAGTCAAGGAAGGAGAAGAGGAAGATACGGCCAAAAAGATGAAGTGGGCTGTAGAGAAACTGAACGAGAAACTGGGGCTGAACGTCCCCCTTGGCACTGATGTGCAATTCGGTCGGACGTATGCAGACATCCACTGATGAAACACTGTGTGTATCGGAATAGCAACACTTACGCAGACATTCACTAAAGATAGTGAAAAAACTGCTTGAGTTTTCCGAAAAAAGGTGCCTATAGTATATTACCAGCCGTTAAGAAAGGAACCCGACAATGGCTAAATACACGATGGATATGGTTCTTGAGTATGCAAAAGTCTTCCCCGAGAATGCTGATATGGGGAACCCTGATGGTCCTCGCGCGGCTCAAGCTATCCATGACAAGGGTGGGCAGTATATCGTAAATGCCTACTTCACCGACGAAGAGCAAATTGAGAAACTCTTGGCTGATGGACTTGACCCTGCCCCAATGAACTCGCAGCGTATTCTGGACGGTAACGCTGAGTTTGGTATCGGCAAGTTTATGAAGATGAAGCGACCTGTCCCCGACAACATCAAGACCTTCGAGAATAAGAACGGGACTGTTGAGGTCAACTACGGTGGTCCTGTTGGTGTCGTTAATCTGACTGAAGGCCCTGAGAACAAGCGTTGGTGGTCTTTTGAAGAGGATGGCGCTCTTGGTAATGGGACTAAGGCTAAGGTCCAGTTCGAGGTTTACTCTCGCGGTGCTGGTGTCCGTCTCGTTAACATTGGCGTGACTGAGCATGTGCCGTATGAAACTAACTACGAGCCTAACCCTGATGATGAACTCTTTAAAATGGATGAGGATGCAGCGTAATGCGTATGAGTATTGATTTCTACTTCGAAAAGGAGGTCGATGGTTTCGAGGGTAGCGCCAACTACTCTCGGGATGATGTAGATGACCTGTATACGATGGCTCAGATGATTACTGATGCAGTCCGAGGTGCTGGCTTCTCTTATGTCGTTAACACGGGGTTTGAGAAGGATGATGGCGAAGTGCTGTTTGGGGAGTTCTGATGCTAAACGGAAAAGTGCTGATCGACGGTGACATCATTGCCTACCGTGCAGCCTTTTCCACTCAGGACTTGCTTCCGAAAGATGCAGAGGAAAAGGTCGACGATCTAATCCACTACATTCTTTCGGAGACCCTGATGTTTCCTGCCCCTTCGGATTACAAGGTCTATCTGACAGGTAAGGACAACTTCAGGTTCGATATTGCAAAGTCATTTCCTTACAAGGGCAATCGTAAAGACAACGACAAGCCCATCCATTTCTACCATGTGCGTGAGTATCTAGTAGATGAGTGGGGTGCTATTGTGAGCAAGGGAGAAGAGGCAGACGATCTGATCGCTATTGAGGCTACTCGGCTTGGACCCGACACCGTTGTAGCTTCCGTAGATAAGGACATGCTTCAAATCCCTTGCAAGCACTTCAACTTTACCAATGGCAACTGGAATGATGTTTCTGAGTGGGAAGGTCTTAAGTTCTTCTATACGCAAATACTGACAGGGGATCGCGCAGACAATATCGTAGGTCTGTATCGCGTTGGGCCAGTCAAGGCGAAGAAGATGCTGGAAGGTTGTGAGACGGAAGAAGACCTGTGGCAACAAGTCCTCAAGGCTTACGACAACGACATAGACCGAGTAATAGAAAATGCTAGGCTGCTATGGCTTCGCAGGAGAGAAGGAGAACTATGGGAACCTCCAATGGCATAAAATATGGCTATCGGTCAGGGCTTGAGTCAAAGGTTTCCAAGCAACTGGAAGACTTGGGCGTAGACTTCGGATATGAAACCTTCAAGATCGAATACGAAGTGCATGAGTTCCGCAAGTATACGCCTGATTTCCTGCTCCCTAACGGCATTATTGTCGAGACAAAGGGGAGGTTCATAGCTGCTGATCGCAAGAAGCACCTGCTTATACAAAAACAACATCCAGACCTTGACATCCGCTTTGTGTTCTCTAACTCTAAAGCAAAGCTAAACAAAGGGGCCAAGTCCACATATGCTCAATGGTGCGAGAAACATGGCTTCCTTTACGCTGACAAGGAAATACCGCAGGAGTGGATAGATGAAGTTCCTAGCCGCAGTAAATGATCGACGCATCAAGAAGTCTGAGCCATACACCTTACAGGAGTTAGATACACATGAAAATTCGGGACGCATTTGGGCGACTATTGCTGAGTGTAAGCGAGAAGCTGAAGAACTTAGCAAACGCTATTGGAGTCTCGGGTTCTGGGATGGACGACACGGAAACTCAGAAGACCCTGATCTGGGGGGTCGTTGAAGGTCCAGTCCACATCTCAGAGTTCCCTGTCGAGGAAGTGTCTGGCTACGTCCAACCCGGCTATGAGTGGATGCTAGTGTGCAAGATCGAAGAGGGTGGCGCTATGGGGCTTGCTAACCTCTGGTATGAAACTATGGATGAGGCGTATGAAGTGAAGAAGTATTTCGACACCAACATCCAGCCCCTAGAATTGGAGAACTAAATGTCCACTGGCAAGAAAACTGTCGTAGTCTTCTCTTGCGCTCACACTGACCCTGACGTAGGGAATGAGCGTTTTGATTGGCTAGGCGAGTTCCTGTATGACATCAAACCTGATGCTGTGATTGACTTGGGTGATGGCGCTGATATGCGGTCGCTAAACTCCTACGACACTCGTTACCCTCAAGCAATCGTCAGTCAGAATTATGAAGAGGACATCAATAGCTACAATGAAGCAATGGAGCGTATGCGTTGGAAGTTCCGACACCACAAGCGTAAGCGTCCTTTCTATGTAGGGTTTGAAGGCAACCATGAAAACAGGATCAAAAAAGCCATTGCACACGATCCACGACTGGAGGGATCAAGATACGGGATATCCTTTGGGCATCTTCAAACGGACCAATGGTTCGATGAATACCACGAGTATGAAAATAGCGCCCCCGCTATCGCTGATTACTTTGGGGTATCATACGCTCATTTCTTTGCTTCTGGTAATTATGGGACAGCTACTTCTGGTCTTCACCATGCTTACACCCTACTCCAGAACAGGAACTACTCTTCTACTTGTGGTCACAGCCATAAGCGTTCTGTTTACTTTAAGGACTCTGCACATCCTAACCCGATCATTGGTATGGTGGTCGGCTGCTTCAAAGGGGCGGACGAAGGCTGGGCAGGACAAGCAAACAAGGAATGGTGGAAAGGTGTAGTCGTAAAGCGGGAAATGGAGAACGGCGTCTACGAGCCTGAGTTTGTTTCTATGGAAAGGTTGAAGGAGACCTATGGGTAAGCGCAGCGACTTTGCTAGGGTAGAGCGGGATTACTATCCTACTCCTATCGAAGCTGTAGAGCCTTTGATTGACCATCTTCCGTATCACTTCGATTATGTCGAGCCGTGTGCTGGGGATGGTCGGTTGATCGAACACATCAGAACCCTGACAGAAGGTGGCGGAGAATGCCTGTTCAAGTCTGATATTGAGCCTCGTGCGGAGGGCATACGACAGTTCGATGCAATGGAACTTGATATTGGTGGCCCCGGTGTCGTTGACTTCGTGATTACCAACCCACCTTGGCAGAGGTCTTTCCTGCACCCCTTCATTGAAAAGTATATCCATATCGCTCCGACATGGTTGCTATTCGATGCTGACTGGATGCACACTAAGCAATCGGCTATTTACATGACCTACTGTAAGGCGGTAGTATCTGTGGGCCGAATCAAGTGGATTGAGGGGAGCAAGCATACTGGCAAGGACAACTGTTGCTGGTATCTGTTCGACCTCTCGAAGCGAGACAAACCTACAGAGTTCTATGGAAGGCTGATATGACTGGCTACTATGTAGAATACGACGAAATGGATGATACTTGGGAGGTCTACGACTTGGAAGACTTCTGGGTTGCATCCTTTGACGACAAAGAAGACGCACAAGCATTCGTGAAATGGAAGGAACGTGAATATGCTTAACGGATCGGACCTTGAGGCTTTCGACTACTACGACAACTTCGACAGTTATACCTCTCCTACACTAGAAGAATATGCTAAGTTCGTAGAGGGCATGATCTTGACGACTGACCGTGACCGTCTCGCAGAGAATACTCTTGGTCTTGTCGGTGAAGCTGGAGAGGTCGCTGAGAAGATTAAGAAGTTCTTCCGTGACACGACATTGGACGTTGAGGCTATCCAGAAGGAATTGGGAGATGTGATCTTCTACTGGATCGCCCTAAGTAACGCTCTTGGCCTAGACCCTCTTGACACTATCGCCAAGAACATGGAAAAGCTGAATGCCCGTAAGAAGAACGGGACACTACGAGGAAGTGGGGATAACAGATGAATTTGGTGTGGAGATACCTCAACTACCTGAGAACATGGCGCAAGCACAGGGATACGATTAAATCGTTGAACAGACTGTCTGACGCTGAACTGAAAGACATTGGACTGAACAGGGCCGATATTGACGACCTTATCTGGCTCAAAGAAGACTGGCAGCAAAGGGGGAACAATGACTAATAATTACCTGCCAACCGACTACCAATCGTTTATCGCAACCTCTCGCTATGCACGATGGCTAGAGGATAAAGGACGCCGAGAGAACTGGTCCGAGACTGTTGGGCGCTATATGGAGAATGTGGTAGTCCCTGTCACCCGTGATGAGGTCACCGTAGATCAAATCGAAGAGGCTATCCTGAACCTTGAGGTCATGCCTTCTATGCGGGCTATGATGACTGCTGGCAAGGCTCTGGAGCGTGACCATACCTGTGGCTACAACTGTTCCTATCTGCCTGTGGACGACCCTAAATCCTTCGATGAGGCCATGTTCATCTTGCTTTGTGGCACTGGTGTAGGTTTCTCTGTTGAGCGTCAGTATGTCTCTAAACTGCCAGATGTTCCTGACAACATGTTCAAGAGCGAAGATGTCATTGTGGTGAACGACAGCAAAGAAGGTTGGGCTAAGGCATACCGTAAACTGCTGGCTCTGCTGTGGGCTGGAGAAATCCCTCGGTGGGATATGTCCAAGGTTCGTCCTGCGGGTGCTAAACTCAAAACCTTTGGTGGTCGTGCCTCTGGTCCTGCCCCCTTGGAGGAATTGTTCAGGTTCACCATCGACAAGTTCTTGAATGCTCGTGGCCGTAAACTGTCCAGCATTGAGTGCCATGACCTGATGTGCAAGATCGGTGAGGTTGTCGTTGTTGGCGGTGTTCGTCGCTCTGCTATGATCTCTCTATCTAACCTCTCTGATGACCGTATGCGTCACGCTAAGAGCGGCATGTGGTGGGAGAACCAAGGTCAACGCGCTCTGGCTAACAACTCTGTGTCGTATACTGAAAAGCCCGACATGGAGACCTTCCTGCGAGAGTGGACTGCGCTGGTCGAGAGTAAATCTGGTGAACGAGGTATCTTCAACCGGGAAGCATCTAAGAAGCAAGCCGCTAAGAATGGTCGCCGTGATCCTGCGCAAGAGTTTGGAACCAACCCTTGCTCCGAGATTATCCTTCGGCCCTATCAGTTCTGCAATCTGACGGAGGTAGTTGTTCGTGCAACCGACACCATAGAGACGCTAGAGGCTAAAGTTAAACTGGCTACGATCCTCGGGACCATCCAGTCTACCTACACCAAGTTCCCATATCTTCGTAGGGTGTGGCAGCGTAACACGGAGGAAGAACGTCTTCTTGGGGTCTCTCTTACTGGGATCATGGACAACCCCCTGATGACCTCTAAGAACGCCGCTCTGGACAAGACACTCTCTCATCTGCGTGATGTTGCTGTCGCTACTAACAAGGAGTGGGCAGAGAAACTTGGCATCCCTCAATCGGCTGCTGTGACCTGTGTGAAGCCCTCTGGGACTGTCAGTCAACTTGTCGATAGTGCCTCTGGCATTCATGCTCGACACAGTGACTACTACATCAGGACGGTTCGTGGGGACAACAAAGACCCTCTGACCAAGTTTATGATTGACCAAGGCATCCCTAATGAGCCTTGCGTTATGAAACCTGAGAATACCACCGTGTTCTCGTTCCCTGTTAAGTCGCCTGAGAGTGCTGTAACCCGTAATGATATGACTGCCATTGAGCAACTGGAGATGTGGCTGACGTATCAACGTAACTGGTGTGAACATAAGCCAAGTGTGACCATCTCTGTTCGAGACCATGAATGGCTTGATGTTGGTGCTTTCGTATACAAGCACTTTGATGAGATGTCAGGTGTGTCCTTTTTGCCACACAGCGAACATACTTATCAGCAAGCACCATATCAGGAGTGCAGCAAGGAGGATTATGAAGAGGCTCTGGCGGCTATGCCTGAACGATTGGATTGGGCTAAACTGGCAGAGTATGAACAGGAGGACAACACTGCATCAAGTCAGACGTTTGCCTGTTCAGGCGATGTATGTGAGATCGTTGACCTGACCTAATTTCCCCCAAGCCCTGAGCAAGGCTATAAAAGGCTCCCCGTTAACAACAAGGTGTATAATGGTTCAGCAACAACCCAAAACTAAGACCCGGAGAACTAGGACTAAGCATGACGCAAACAAGGTTTCAATCGAACTTGTCCCCCGTAATGAACGACAGGCAGAGTATCTCAGTGCCCTGAAGCATAACGATCAAATCCTAGTCTTTGGTCCTGCTGGCACTGGTAAGACCTACTGTGTGTCCACCTTCGCAGCCAACCAATACCACATGAAGTTCATCGACAAGATCGTCATCACCAGACCTCATGTGGCTGTAGGGAAAGACATTGGCTACCTGCCGGGAACCCTAGAGGAGAAATGTGCGCCTTGGGCTTTACCTGTCATTGATGTCCTAGAAGAGCATCTCGGTAAGGGTGTCGTAGAGACTGGCATGAAGAACGGTAATATCGAGATTGCACCTCTGGCTCTTATGAGGGGTCGCTCTTTCAATAACGCCTTTGTGATCTGCGATGAAGCCCAGAACATTACCTTCCCCGAGATGAAAATGCTCGTTACTCGTATAGGGGAGGGGTCTAAGCTGGTCCTGAACGGAGACTTGCAACAGTCAGACCTAAAAGACGGAGACGGGTTGACAAAGATCGTTCACCTTGTTAAGAAGCACATGCTACCTGTGCCTATTGTCGAGTTCACGACAGATGATATTGTCAGGAGCGACATGACTAAACTATGGATCGAAACTTTCGTATCAGAGGGGATATGACGCGTGGAAAATGTTCACAAGCCATCACACTACAATCAGGCGGGCATCGAATGTATTGAGGCCATCAGGGCAAGCCTAGAGGATGAGTTCCCTGCCTACTGTAAGGGTAATGTGATGAAGTATCTCTGGCGATATAAATATAAGAACGGGTTAGAAGACCTATACAAAGCCCGCGTGTATCTTAATTGGTTGATTGAGAAAGAAGAGGAAATAGAAGAGGAGCATTTCTGACATGTGGACTTTGACTATCGCTTACTGCTTGGCTAACGCACCACCATCTCTTGAGACCTGTCGCGCTGAGACACTTGCACTGTGGTTTGGGACTGAAGAGGTTTGTGTGATGTATGTCAACGAACTCTTTAACCCACGGTTCGAACTTGTAGATGCTGTGTGCCATGAGTGGTCCAGTATGGAAGGTCTACAGGGCGATCCTACATAATAAAAAACCCCCGACCCTCCAGAGGAGAATCAGGGGCTAGTTCG